GAAAATTCGTGGACACCGGTCAGGTGTCATTGTCATCGGACAAACCAAATGCTGACGGGCAGCATAAAACCCGTATTCTTTATGACATTAAGAAAGGAATCAAAAGATTCCCTGTTTCAGCTGCACCAATGTTGGATATTCTAGAGCGAGATAAAGAAAGAATAAGAAACAAAAGAGGCAGAGGAATTGTCAAGAAGAATCGCAACAAAGACGTTGTCGTACCAATTAATCCTTATGTTAAGAAAAATATTTTTGATAGTAAGGTTTTTAAATCTGAAGATCATGATTTTGAAGTTATAGACGAATGGGTGGATCCAACTAATAAACGCCCAATCCAACAATATAAAATCAAGTCACCAGTTTTATATAAAGGTATGTCTGCTGATCAACAAATATTAGAACAGTATGGTGAAAAACCTAAAGTTAGTTATTTTAAAATCAAAGATCAAAATACTGATTTGGAATGGTCTGAACCAATTTTAACTTTACCTGGAATTAATTTGATTACTTCAAATGAATTGGTAAAGGTTGAAGTATCTGATATTAGATTAGAAGACTGTAGACCTGATTATTTATCGGGTTCAGCCTTAATACATGATGATGCAATGTATGCAACTTATACTTATAAAAAGTCAAATAAGTTGGACCTTTATGGTTTTGAATTTGAATGGAATGTTAAATATATGCATTTAAACGTTTCATCAGAATTAGCATCACAAATCATGTTGGCTCAAAATATGAATAAATTGAACGACGACGATACGACTTATCGTAGATTATTGATGTCAGCACAGTCCGTATGTAAAGTTAATGACGATAGGTATTTGTCATTAACTGGTAAAATGCCTAGACAAGATACAGTCGATTATTGTTTTTTGTTGAATAAATATTATAAAAACAAAAACAAATTGGATTTTCAATTGGCCCCGGCGTTAGGCAAGGATTATTTGGTTATAGAACAAATGAAGTTGTTTTACCAACAATACCGCCCATCAAAGAAAACATTAAGTTTCTTAGGGATTTTGACGATTATGTACCTTCGAGGCCGGTCGTCAGAACATCCTTGGGATGTCATTTCGTTGGGGCAGCCAATCCGCACCCTGATCCATCAGATAAGAGATCGTGTATGGACGGGGTCAAATATAGATTCTGTAGGAAACCACCTGACGCAGATCCTCATTTAATTGAAGAACTTGGCAATTTTGTCAGAAAGTGGTTGAGAAAGAATTTATCGCCATTGTCGGCTGACTCCGATTGTTCTTTTAAGAATTGGTTAGACAATACTAATTATCCTCAATGGAGAAAGAAACAATTGGACCTTGTTTTTACCAAAACAAACGGAATATTGCAATCTGAGGATTTTAAAGGTAAAATCCTT